GCTGACAAACTTAAAAGAGCATATTTATACTCTTTGGGTATGGGTGCGCCATTCAATATGGCATAAATCTGTATTTGAATCCTCGTGCTTAGCATATTGCTGAACTTAGCAATACAACGCCGCGCAAACCTCACGCGTGCGACAAACTTCACGTAGGATACAACACAGGACCATGACAAAACCCATATAAAATATGAACAGGCCATTTCAAAAAATGTTCTCTTCACAATAGCCAGGTACGACACTTCTGCCACCTGGAGGCAAGAACATTCAGTGGAAATTTTAAAACACAAGGGACATACACTAATGTCACGCATTCCTGCGTCACATTCATGCGAACGGCCTTGTACATTCAAGTGCTCCATGGATGCTCTTCCATAATGTTCCAAAAATTCCAACACATTGTCAAATTTTTCCACATCAACCAACTTAGCGCGATCGCGACCATTGGCTTCGATGGGAATGATTTTTTGAACAGTAATATTCCAAAAATCAGGATAAGTACCATCGAAGTCAGGGATGGCTTCAGTATTGAGAAATTTTTTGTTACTATGTAGATATTCTGTCTTTGGAGTGACATGGACAACATATGGTAATCGACGACGCACAGCTAAAGGACAATAAAAATACTCATGAGCATTCAAATCCTTAGCATTAGACGTGGCAACCACTAATTTGGCTAAAACAGGTGTTTTGCCCTTGTCTTCCAAAGCTGCTTGTGGTGGCACGTATGGAACATTATTTACCACATTAAGCATTTCTTTCAGAGTTGGATCAACTTCAGAAGATTTTGATGGTAGAAGGAACGCAATATCATCCATTTGAATACACCATTTGCTGGAATCAAAATTGCTCCAATACTCATCAGCGGGGTTACGAACATAACGGAAATGATCGTCTTTCTCCAATCCATGCAAACTTCCATAATAGTAGTATAACATTTTGGTAAAAGTGGACTTTCCAACACTCGAGGCACCGTGCACAAGAACGCCAAAAGGGGCTTCCCGCTCCTTCTGTGACGCACGTCTTGTGATCTCCACGTTTTTCAGTAGGTGTAGATTCTGTAACTTACGGCCCAGCGCAGTGCTCTCTACTCCAATGTTTGTCTTGGAGTGCTTGCGAATAGCTTCACCTCTCTCTATAACATCATTAAGATTAGAAACAAAAGAGAAATAGGACGTTCCGTGCGCCCCTAGATTGGAGGTGAACGGGGCCAACTCGAGAACTTTGTCTGCTTCATCGGACCACGCACTATAGGTGGAATCAGAATGGATGAAGGCCGTCGGATCTCCCGTCTTCCTAAAATCTATAAGCTTTTCACATATGAAAAGTGCGGAGTCCACCACACACACCAACAATGATGTTGGGTTGCGATAAGACTTGCCGCTTCTACCAGTCAAGCTATGAAACTCCTTGTCAGAGACTTCCATGCCAAACTTGGATAAGAACCCTTGTACGAGCAAGTATGTGTAGAGTTCGTGCATCTTCTTTACCAAAGGCGAAGATAAAGCCAAGTGCGTGACATCGAAAATGTCACGAAAGCTCTTTATATACTCTTCAAAGTCACTCTGAAGGATAGTATTTTCCCGCAAGAGGAAATTTTTACATTGGTGTGTTAGAGTGCGACCTGTAAACAGTTTATAAGAAAGATGTGCTATAGCAGCAAAGTCTCTCTTGTTATCGCACTTCTTCAACCAATATATTGTTTGAAAGAAATTTTCGAAGAGCTCAAACATCCACAAATCATCTTTATCTAGAAAAGTGGATCGAGCAGCACTCACACGTGACAAAAGTTCACTAAAAACAGAAGAATTTTCTTCAGATTGCAGTCTCCATTTATTAAGGAATCCGCTAGTTTGCCATGTCACTACACGAGGCCACTCTTGTGGTTCTTCGTCTGTGATAATACGTTGTGATAGCTCAATGGTAGCAAGATGAGGCCACACTGTCTGAAAGACAACGTGTTCAAAATCAGCTATTCCATATGAGCTGAGTGTGCGTTCCATAGAGAGCTTGCGCCCTCTATAGAACAAATGGGGACCACGAAGGTCCCCACGAACATCCATCCAAGACATCAGCGTAGATACACTGAGTTCTGGATCGAGTTTGAATGTTCTTACGACCGTAAAAGAGTCTCGATCTCCACAGCCAACATTAAGGTTTAAAAAACCTTCTTCCTTCTCATCCTGATAATCGCAATGATTGCAATCACAATAATAGAAGGGCTCATTATTCACAAAATCATAGTGAAATTCGCACATAATTATCGATTAATCTTTAAATTGCGTACTGGAGCGTTGGGGTGACATATTATTTCTCCCGGTCGTGGGGATACCAAAATTTTGCGTGTTAGGTTCACGTTCTCTAGACTTTTACTTGAGAAGGTACTATGACATTAGGTATGTAAACATACTCAGTAGTGGACAAAGACCTAGGGTGCATACCACACGCTACGGCGCATGGCTGTCCAAGTGATGTTGGTGTGTACAGAATATCATGCAGTGACCACAATTCAAAATGACTCCATCAACAG